TATCAGCGACATAGGAGAAGAGAATTTTCATGGGCTTTTCCTTAGCGAGCCGATTAGAAAAGGTCATATAAGAAAATTCCGAAAAGGATTTAATACCACGCATCGAACTAAAATTGCCGCATGTAGCCAGCTTAAAAATCTAATCGAAACTAAAAAAATGGAGATAAAATCAAAACCTTTAGTTTCTGAGTTAAAAACTTTCGTAGCCCACGGTGTAGGATTTGGTGCTAAGAGCGGAGAACACGACGATTTAATATCTGCTACATTATTAATCATACGCATGGCTGATGTTTTAGCTGATTGGGATCCACACATTTACGATAAAATGACGGAAAAAATCACCGAAGAATCGATGCCTATGCCTATATTCGTTAGCACAGGATTTTAATAAATATACTTATGGACGCAAGAAATAACATAGCAACAGATCTGTTTTATAAAATTCGTAGCAGATTTAAAGGCTTAAAATTAGGAGCAGAAACCGGACAAATTACTATTAATCCGGAAGAAGCTCGCTTCTTTGATTTTGACTATATGGAAGGAACCACCCCCATTGGTCACGTTAGTATCAGTTTAGCAGAACCTAATTCTATGAAAGTGTATTTTAGTCATGGAATTACCGAAGGAATGGATGACGGGCAAAAAGCTAACTGGTATAAATTTCTTAGAGAGTTAAGAGAATTTTCTAAGAGAAGATTATTGAGTTTTGATACTAGAGATATCGCTAAAGACAATCTAGATAAAAGAGATTATGAATTCCTTAGCCAAAATTCTAAACCAAAACCAGAAAGTAATAAAACTATTCAAGCACCAGTTGGAGAAAGCGTTATGAACGTAAGCGAAAGCACTTTATATGGTTCCAAGACCGTTAGCTATCAAAAATTATTAGACACACGATTAATCATCAAACACAGTCAAGCACTCACTGACGATCAGCAACCAGGTGCTAGAACTAGAAATATTTCTGCATTATTTGTAGAAAACCAAGACGGTGAAAGATTTAAATATCCTTTCATCCATTTAGCAGGTGCAAGAGCCATGCAGCGTCACGTTGCTAATGGCGGCTTACCGTATGACGATCTAGGCAAAAGCATTATCAAGATGAGCGAAGAAATCGCTCAATTAAAGAGTTTTTCAAACTATGTGGTTCGCAACGATCTAATGAATTCAGAAACAAATTCAGTAGTAGAGCGTTCAGCAGCATATTTGAATAGCCTGAGAGAACAAATTAAGGCCATATCAAAGCAAAGTCATTATGAAGCATACAAAGAAAACTTCCAGGCATACGACAGCGAAGAGATTCCACAAGATGTAGTAGAAGAATTCAAAGAAAAATTTACAGTAAAGTCATTTAAAGAAGACATTGCAAGTGTATTCCCAGTCTTATACAGATTGATGAAAGAAGGAAACACCATAGGCTATGACGACATAGTCGCTATGACACAAGAAGAATTAGAAAACGAAGATATCGAAATAGCAAAAGAAGAACATGATCCATTTGCTAAATTTGAAAATTGGGTAATGGCATTAGGAGAAGAAAGTGCTATAACCTCTGAAGATCCAGAAGAGCAAGGAACTGCTATCAAAGAACTTCAAGAGTTAGTAGGACAGCATTTTCCTGCAGGTGTTGATGGTCAAAATGCCATCGAAAGCCTAAAAGGCATCATCGAAGATCCAGAATTATACAAAAGAATCAAAGCACAGGCATCAGAAGATCCAGATAGCTGTTGCAGAGGATTAATCAAAGATTGGTTAGAATTAAATGCTCCGGAAGTTCTAGAGCAATTAGATTTCGGTGATTATGTAGAAGAACCAGAAGCAGGCGCAGAGCAACCAGCAGCACCAGAAGCAGGCGCAGAAGTTGCAGCAGAACCAGCAGCGGCACCAGAAGAACAACCACAAATGGCCAGTGACGATCCAGAGGAACGCAAACAAATGGGCGTTAAAGAATTGGCCGAATTTATCCATTCATTCTATGATAAAGAAACAGGCACATTCCCCAAAGGACCAGAAGGCGTTTGCACAATGGTAGGCAAGAAATTTGGTGAACAGGCTGAAAATGTAGCTCGTAAGTTTGTAGAGCGTATGGCACCTCAACAGACCACAGAACATAATCCAGAATTGGCAGAATTGGCAAGAGTTAGAGAACTAGCAGGCTTATAAGATTGTTCGTAGCAGTGAAATTGGGCACTTTGGTGCCCTTTTTCTTTTTCAAGATGTCAACGTTCCTTTGAGTAAAAACGTTATATATATACGCAGATAATTTTGTCTGCGATATTAAAAGGAGATTTCAAATGAAATCAATCGTAACATTAGTAGCATCATTGTTTGCAGTATCAGCTTTCGCAGCAGAACCAGCTAAGAAAGAAGAAAAGAAGGTAGAAGCCAAGCCAGCAGCAGCCGCTCCAGCAGCGCCAGCTAAAGACGCTAAAGCCCCAGCCGCTAAAAGCGACACAAAAGCCGCTGACAAAAAAGCCGAGCCTGCTAAGAAGTAATCTTCATACTGTCTACTTAACTGTCGGTGACGAAGACATAGAAGTCGAAGTTGAAGACAGTATATATGTAGGTTATCGTAGACCAGAGATAGTCAAAAACAAAGATGTAGACGATGATCTTTCGGAATACGTAAAATGGAGACTGTTTTTAGCTAGACAGTTGGCACTTTTGAAGTATAAAGAAAAGTGGGCATGACCCGCTTTTCTTTTGGCAAAAAATAATTCACAAATATCATTGACCTTGCTAAATAAAAAGCGCATAATAGTTGTTATGCGATAGGCATACAAAGTCATTTACATTAAGGCATAAGGAGGCTATAAAATGGCAACACTAGCAGAAATTCGTGCTAAACTTCAAGAAGCACAAAACAAATCTTCAGGAAACTCCACCAGCGGTGGCGACAACGCAATTTACCCACATTGGAACATGCAGGAAGGCAAAGAAGCCGTAGTTCGTTTCTTACCTGACGGCAATCCAAACAATACATTCTTCTGGGTAGAACGAGCAATGATTAAATTGCCGTTTGCAGGAGTAAAAGGCGAAACAGATTCACGTCCAGTTCAAGTGCAGGTTCCCTGCGTTGAGATGTATAACGATGGTTCAGTTTGTCCAATCCTTTCAGAAGTTCGTGGTTGGTTCAAAGACAAGAGCCTTGAGGAAATGGGTCGTAAGTATTGGAAGAAGCGTTCATACATCTTCCAGGGTTTCGTTGTTGAAGATCCTTTAAAAGAAGATACAACACCAGATAATCCTATCCGTAGATTCATTATCGGTCCTCAGATTTATCAAATTATCCGTTCAGCATTGATGGATCCAGAGTTGGAAGAATTGCCAACTGATTATATGCGTGGAGTTGATTTCCGCATTGCTAAAACTAGCAAAGGTGGTTTCGCCGATTACTCTACTTCTAAGTGGAGCCGTCGTGAGCGTTCTTTAACTGATGCTGAAACTGCAGGCATTGATGCTCATGGCTTGTTCAATCTAAGCGACTTCCTACCTAAGAAACCAACCGATGTTGAGCTTAAGGTAATGAAGGAAATGTTTGAAGCATCAGTCGATGGCGAGGCCTACGACATGGAACGTTGGGGACAATACTTCAAACCAGCAGGTATGAGTGCTGCCACAGGCGATCCTAACAAAGCAGCCACAAGAGCTGCTCCTGTAGATGATCAGGTCGACGACGAACCAGCACCAGTTGCGGCTGCACCTAAGGCAGCACCAGCGGCTGCACCTACTGAAAGCGCATCAAGAGCACAAGACATTCTTGCAAAGATTCGCGCTCGTCAGCAATAATAGGTAACACGGCTCGAGCCTCTGAGACATAGTTCTTACGCTCGAGTTCTTCTCATTACAGGATAATAATATGGCAAAAGCATTTGATGTTTCTAAATTTAGAAAATCAATCACTAAGAGTATAGAAGGGCTTAGTATTGGTTTTAATGATCCAACTGATTGGGTCTCTACAGGTAATTATGCCTTGAATTATTTGATTAGCGGCGACTTCCACAAAGGTGTTCCGCTAGGCAAGGTTACTGTATTTGCCGGTGAATCTGGCGCAGGTAAATCTTATATTTGTTCAGGTAACCTTGTTCGTCACGCACAGGAACAAGGAATATTTGTCGTTCTAGTCGACAGTGAAAACGCACTCGACGAAGCGTGGTTACATGCACTAGGTGTAGACACTAGCGAAGAAAAACTTCTTAAACTCAATATGGCAATGATCGACGACGTTGCTAAAACTATCAACGAGTTTATGAGCGAATATAAAGCAATGGTTGAAGAAGATCGTCCTAAGGTCTTATTCATTATCGACTCGCTAGGAATGTTATTGACTCCGACGGATGTTAATCAGTTCGAAGCAGGTGACTTGAAAGGTGACATGGGTCGTAAGCCTAAGGCACTGACAGCACTTGTTCGTAACTGTGTAAACATGTTTGGTTCAGCTAATGTTGGATTAGTAGCTACTAATCACACATACGCTTCACAAGATATGTTCGATCCAGATGACAAGATCTCCGGAGGTCAAGGTTTCATTTATGCAAGTTCTATCGTTGTAGCTATGAAAAAACTCAAGCTCAAAGAAGATGAAGATGGTAATAAGATTTCAGAAGTCAAAGGTATCAGGGCCGCTTGTAAAATCATGAAAACTCGTTACGCTAAACCGTTTGAGAGTGTTCAAGTTAAGATCCCTTATGAAACCGGTATGAATCCGTATTCCGGATTAGTTGATCTTGCTGAAGGTAAAGGTATGCTTAAGAAAGACGGTAATAGACTTTCTTATGTAACTAGTGATGGAGAGATTCTTAAATTCTATCGCAAAGAGTGGGAACGCAATGAAGGTGGATGTTTAGATCAAGTCATGTCTGACATTTCAAATCATGGCGAAAAATCTGTTTCTGAGATAACTACTACAGTTGAACCTGAAACGGAGACCCAATAATGAAAGATGATTTAATCGCCGACCTTTGGAATTCTGTAGTAGAGCATATTCCAGAAAAAGCTAGAAAAGACGTAGCATATGATTTTGTTAATACGTTACTTGATTATGGTATCAAGGATACGGTATTAGAAAATCTTTTAGGGGTTGACCCATATCTCGATGATGCTATAAATTATTCGATCGACGGCGAAGAGATTGAAGAAGATTATGATGACTACGATAGATACGAAGATGAGGAATAAATGAATTGGTATGACAAGGTTAGCAAAGATATAAGCAATATTCCCGATGCTGTGGCCTATTATGAAGCTGAATTAATTCAAGCAAAACAAGATACCCGTATAGCGGGAAATATCGAGAAAGCCTCTGCGCAGATGCCAGGTATCGTGGAAAATCGTTTTAATCAACTTCAAGAAATTGAAGGCATCCTTGAATATCTTAACATTGAACTTCGTAGACTTCGTAGTCAACACTTCCGCAAGTATCTTGAAAATTATCAACGTCAGTTAAGCTCTAGAGACTGTGAAAAGTTTGTAGAAGGCGAGGCTGACGTTGTAGATTTTGAGAAAATTATCAACGACTTTGCCCTATTAAGAAATAAATGGCTAGGCATTATCAAAGCCTTAGACCAAAAACAATGGCATCTAAGTAATATTGTAAAACTCAGAGTCTCTGGCCTAGAAGACGCTACTCTTTAATCCAGTGCCATGTGGCCCAACTCCATTGTGGTAATGGGCTTTTGTTAGGAAATGCTTCCATCATTCTTTGCCAACATTGAGTTTCTAATCTTCCGTATTTTCTTTTTAATTCAACAGCAAGATTACTTTTTATAAAAAGTTGACCTCCGGATTTTAAATTTTCCATACAAATATGATATAATTCTTTCCAATCATCGGAAGACCATTCCTCGTTTAATTCGAACGTTGTTCTTATCATTACGATACAATCCCAGGGGCCCTTGGGAATTTTTTTTTCATAATTAGGAAATATTCCGCACTCGGATATTTCTAAATTTGCATCTTTGTGGAATGGAGTTAGTGTGTTCGAAGTTCTGCCAAAAGATGTTCCTAGGTATTGATGCCCATGATACTGACATAGAGAACCAAAATGTCCTAATCCTGCACCGATGTCTAATACTCGAAGATTTGTATGTTTATTAAGATTCAATAAATTAAAAATTTCTATTTTTTCTAATAAGAATTGATCTTCGTCTAAATATTTTGCCCATTCGGTCATTCCAACAGAATTAGCTAATTCTTTTTGTTGTTCGATCCTACATATTTTTTTTGCTAGCTCTAGTTCCATCATTCCTCCAACTTCGATATTTACCATTATCTGGGTAGATAAATATCTGCATGAAAACACTTGTCTTGGTTACTGGAGGATTTGACCCAATACATTCCGGTCATATTTCTTATTTTAAATCTGCTAAACAACTAGGCGACATATTAGTTGTAGGAATAAATTCTGATCAATGGCTTGTTCGTAAAAAAGGCAGGTCGTTTATGCCGTTTCACGAACGCATGACTATAGTTAAAAATTTAAAAGATGTTGACTTTGTTATAGAATTTAACGACGACGACAATAGTGCTAAACATGCTATTAAATTATGTCGCCAAACATGGCCCGATTATAAAATTGTTTTTGCTAACGGCGGCGATAGAACTAAAGAAAATATTCCGGAAATGGATACCGATGTAGACAATATAGAATTTGTGTTCGGCGTTGGCGGAGAAAACAAAATGAATTCTAGTTCTTGGATATTAGAAGAATGGAAAGCTCCTAAAACAGAACGGCAATGGGGATATTATCGTGTGCTTCACGAGGTTCCTGGAATGAAAGTTAAAGAGCTAACAGTTGATCCAGGAAAGAGTCTAAGTATGCAACGGCATTTTAAAAGATCCGAGTTTTGGATAGTGAGTGACGGTAATGCCGATGTAAACAGAGATATGCCCGGCGGTTATCGATTACCGCCAGTGATGCTTAAAAAACATGATCAATTAGATATCCTTGTTAAAGAATGGCATCAATTAACAAACCCTTATGATTATCCGGTAAAGATCGTAGAGATACAATACGGCGAAGCCTGTGACGAAGAGGATATAGAAAGAAAATGAAAGTATTCGTAGGTTATGATATTAGAGAAGATGTTGCATATCAAGTATGCGAATACAGTATATTAAAACATCAACCGGACGCTGAAGTTATTCCTTTAAAACAAAAAGAATTAAGAGAAGCTGGAATTTATACACGAGCCGCTGATCCATTAAGTTCTACAGAATTTACATTTACACGATTCTTAGCACCGTATTTGGCAGATTACAAGGGCTGGGCAGTATTTGTAGACTGCGACTTTGTATTTGTTGATGATGTCAAAAAATTGTTCGATCAAGCAGATGATCAATATGCTGTTATGGTAGTCAAACATGATTATACGCCAAAAGAAGGCCTAAAGATGGACGGTTGTAAACAATTACCTTATCCAAGAAAAAATTGGAGTTCTACAATTCTGTGGAACTGCGGCCATCCTTCTAATAAACAAATTACACCAGATGTTGTTAATTCACAAACTGGACAATATCTGCACAGATTCCAGTGGCTTGAAGATTCAGAAATTGGAGAACTAGCTCCGGAGTGGAATTGGTTAGTTGGTTGGTATGAAGAACCTAAAGACGGTTCTCCTAAGGCATTGCATTATACCGAAGGCGGACCTTGGTTCAAAGACTATCGCAGATGCGACTATCACAAAGTCTGCGATAGT